GCAGAGCTGTGAATGACCGACCTTCCCTAACACAGATGTCAACACCTGTCAAGAAATAGGGTGAAGATACGAAACCGAGATATATAGAGGTGAGAAGTCAACAAGTGAGAAGTCAACAAGTGAGAAGAGTGAAATAGAGAGGGTAGACTAGAGAGGGTAGTAGTGGTGGTGTAGCCTGAGTTAACCTAATGAGAGGCTAGGGTAGTGCAGAGCTGTGAATGACCGACCTTCCCTAACACAGATGTCAACACCTGTCAAGAAATAGGGTGAAGATACGAAACCGAGATATATAGAGGTGAGAAGTCAACAAGTGAGAAGTCAACAAGTGAGAAGTCAACAAGTGAGAAGTCAACAAGTGAGAAGTCAACAAGTGAGAAGTCAACAAGTGAGAAGTCAACAAGTGAGAAGAGTGAAATAGAGAGGGTAGACTAGAGAGGGTAGTAGTGGTGGTGTAGCCTGAGTTAACCTAATGAGAGGCTATATGTGAAGAGATAAGGGTTAACGAATAGTAACGCCTTAGAATGATATAGAATGGCTTAGACGTTGAATGTGAAGGTCTGAGAGGTGGTATGAAATGATAGGGTTGTAATAGGGTTGTAGTCAAGGTCTCTAGGTTCAAGCAAAGAGAGTAAGAAAGAAATAGAGTAAGCTACTAAGAAGTAACCTACTCTAGTTGTTGTCTATTCGTTTATGTAAACACCTTGTCTTAAGAGTGTTTGAATGGTTTCTTGTTCAGTTTCTGAGGCTGAACTTGTAATTGTATTCTATTTGTGTTAGAATGATAGTAGGTGTTATAAATTGATTAGGGATTAGTGTACTTTCGTTTCTAATGTCAACAGATATTTGTGTTATATTAAGTATAGAAGGCAATAAAAGGAGGTGAAATTATGTATACAGTAGATGATTTATTAGAGTTTGTTGAGCATTGCAAACAAGAGGGTATTGAAGTAACTATGATGAACTTTGAAAAGTATAAAGAAGATAAATAGAAGGGGGTGTTAACAATGGCAGAAGTATTAGACAGAAAAGAACAGTCTAAACGTTATGGTGCATTTTGTAAGAACTTTCGTATCGAGTATTTACGAATGGGCTTAGTGGAGTTCTCAGAACAGACTGATTTGAATTATAAGAGTGTATCGGCTTTTGAGAGTGGTAGGGCTAATAGTTTAGTTTACTTGTACCATTACTACAATATGGCTAGTGAAAATCAAAAGAAAGTTTTTGCAAATAACATATTTGAAAGAGTAGGAGGTTGTTTTAATGGCTAAACGAGGAAGAGGTAGACCTTCAGACCCTCCAGAGATTAGGGCTTTAAAAGAGAAGTATAGAAACGAAATAGCGAAAGCAAATGCAAGGCTACGAAACATCAGAAAAAAAGAGGCAGAGTATTCTCCGGCTTATCAGGCTTGGGAAAATAATCTAGGTAGAAACTTTTCAACTGGTGGTCTGAAGAGTGAAAATGAAATTAAAAACGAGATGAGCCGAGTTAGAAAGTTTTTAAGTAATGAAACAAGCCTCCCAAGTGTAGCTGAAAAGTTTACCGAAAAGCTAGGCGAACGAATAGGCAGGCTAACTCAAGGGTATCGAACAGATGTAGATGTAGCAGTAGAACCTTTGACTCAGGATCAAATGAAACCTGTATTTGAAGCAGTAGGGAAATACCGACAGGAAAGACAAAAAAGGCGAAACGCTACTGACTTAACGTCAACAAGAATCTTTCAGGAAGTTCAAGAATTTTCTGAGGGATTAGGAATAGACCTAGCAGAAATGGATTCCGTGGACGTTGAAAGAGCAGTACAACAAATGTTTAATATAGAACCCGACGAAGAAATTAATTTCTTTGACTTTTAGTAGGGGGTGAAGAATTGAATAATGAATACTAGATTAGATTTAACAAATATAAAAAAGCCCAAAACATACAGCAAGGACAATGTAGACTATCTTAACATCGAATGTGGGTTCGATATCGAAACAAGTTCTACATTAGATGAAAATGGGAAACCATTTTCGAACATGTACGCTTGGACTTTTGGAATACAAGATAAAAATCATATAGTTTACGGCAGAACTTGGGAAGAGTTTGAAGCCTTAATGTATGAACTGAAAGATTACTTCAATCTTGGGAAGGGTAGAAGATTAATCGTTTATGTTCATAATTTAACCTATGATTTTCAATTTATGAGAAAAAATTTTAAATGGTCTCGAATTTTTGCTAGAGATGTACGAAAACCAATTATAGCAACTACGGAGTTAGGAATTGAGTTTAAAGATAGCTACTTATTGAGCGGTTACTCATTAAATGATGTAGCTGAACGGTTAACAAAACCTGAACACCAGATTAAAAAGTTAAAAGGTGACATGAACCATGATTTAGTTAGACATTATGACACTAAACTAACAAACAATGAGCTAAAATATATGGAAAATGATGTGCTTATCATTCTCTATTATATTAACGAACAGATAGAGCTTTATGATAATCAAATTACTAAAATACCATTAAGCAATACTGGACGAGTAAGACGGTTCATCAAATATAATTGTTATTTTTTCACCCCGAAAGGAACGAAGGACTCTAATGGACAAATAGCAAGGTTTGACCAAGATATTCATGGCTTAACGTTGAGTTCAAACGTATATAGATTATCTAAACAAGCCTTTATGGGTGGCTTTACACATGCAAATAGTAAATACGTAAACAAAGTTGTTAAAGATGTAGTTAGTTATGATTTATCTAGTTCGTACCCTTCAACGTTACCAACTGAGCTTTTCCCAATGAGTACAGGTGAAAGAATCCACCCCGAAAACTTGGAAGAACTAAAAGCCCAAAAGAGTAATTATTGTTTATTATTTCAAATACGCTTTAAAAATATCTCGAGGAAATCACATATCCCAGACGACTATATAAGTTCTAGCAAGTGCCAGACCCTAGAAGCTCCTATCTTAAGCAACGGACGAGTAAACGGAGCTGATGAGCTAGTAACTACTATTACAGATGTAGACCTAGACATCATCGAACGTGTTTACACGTGGGATAGTGTAGAAATAGCTGGAGTATATAGGTTTAAAAAAGGCTATATACCAAAACGTATCATTGATTCTATTATAACACTATTTAGGAACAAAACAAAGCTGAAAGGTATTAAAGATAAGATTTTAGACTACCAACTAAGTAAAGAAATGCTTAATGCAGTATACGGAATGATGGTAACTGACCCTGTAAAATCTGATATTGTTTATAATAAAAAATTTGACGAGTGGGGAGAGGTAGACCCCGACATGAAGAAAGAACTTAAAGAATATAACGAAGAAAAATATAGAACCCTTTTTTATCCTTGGGGTATTTGGGTTACAGCTTACGCTAGGCGTAATTTGTGGTACTTAATCGAGTCACTGGGACAAGATTATATTTACTCTGATACCGACTCAGTGAAGTTTAAAAACCATGAAAAACACAAGCATCTGTTTGAACGGTATAATAAAATGGTAGAGAAAAAACTAGAAGTTAGAGCTGGTAAAAATCACGGGTACACTCTCGAAGACTTCAAGCCTCAGACACCTGAGGGTGAAACGAAAACACTTGGATTTTGGGAGCTTGACGGTGAATATTCCAAGTTTAAAACCTTAGGAGCTAAGATGTATCTAGTCGAACACAAAAACAACAAAGAACTTGAAGTAACCGTATCAGGACTAAGCAAGGAACATGGGAAAAACTACCTTAAAAAGCATTTTGAAAACACTGAAAACATCTTTAATAATTTTACAAATAAACTGACTATATCAGCTGAGGAATCAGGCAAAAAGTCCGTTTACTACTTGGACAAGTCCCGAAATGCTAAAATAACGGACTACCAAGGACAAACAAGAGCAGTCCACTCACGAACAGGTGTTTATATGGAAAATGCACACTTTACTTTAGATGAGACTGAACGAGATTTTGACTTAGTAAAAGACCTATTCAACGGCTACATTTACGAAGGTGAAAGTAGAATATAAGCTAGTTAGAATAGAATAATTGCAAGAATTATGATGAAAATAGAACGCCCCTTCATTTATGTTATATTAGAGAGAGAAGGGGCAAAAAGGAGGCTTCACGAGTTGGTAAAAGTTGAACAAGATATACCAAAAAAGAACAAGAAAAATAAATATTACTCCTTAAATTCAATTCTAGGTAAAAACGCCGTCTATAATGTTGTATTTGGGGAACGGTCAAACGGTAAAACGTACGCCGTGCTTAAATACGCTATTGACCAGTATTTTAATGGCAATGGTGGAGAGTTTGCTATCATAAGACGGTGGCAAGAAGATATACGAGGGAAACGGGCTAGTGCTATCTTTTCCGCCCTCATTGAAAACAATGAAATTTACGAGCTATCAGGTGGTGAATATGAAGGGGTAACCTACTTTAACGGTAGGTTCTTCTTTTGTAACTATGAGGGCAACAAGCCTATTTACAACGAAGGTGATGTATTCGCTTACATATTTTCATTATCTGACCAAGAACACAATAAGTCTTTTTCATATCCAAAAGTGAAAACGATTTTATTTGATGAGTTTCTAACCAGAGGTATGACGTTAACAGATGAATTTGTACTTTTCATGAATACTATTTCAACTATCATCAGACAGCGAACAGATGTAAAAATTTTCATGCTTGGGAATACCGTAAACAAATATTCCCCGTATTTTAAGGAAATGGGCTTAAAACACGTACCAAAACAGGAACAGGGTACCATAGACGTTTACGATTATGGGGAGAGCAAGCTAAGAGTAGCGGTTGAATATGCTTCTAGTTCAGAAGCCAAGAAAAAGAATAACTTTTACTTTGCCTTTGATAATCCAAAACTAAGCATGATTACAGACGGAGCTTGGGAGTTAGACATTTACCCTCATTTACCCGTCAAGTACAAACCCCAAGACATTTTACTTACATATTTTATCAAGTTTGACGGCAACATTTATCAAGCTGAAATCATAGATACAGACGGAGAACCGTTTACCTACATACATGACAAGTCAACTCCTATCAAGAACGAGAATGAAGACCTTGTTTTCAGTCTTGAATTTAACCATAAAATGAACTATCAAAGAAGCATATATAAACCTGTAAACCAAGTAGGAAAAGCGATACTCTACTTTTTTCAAATGGATAAGATTTTCTATCAAGATAACGAAGTAGGAGACGCTATTAATAACTACCTGAATATATCAAAACAACTATAAAGGAGCTGAACAAATGGCTTATAATGAAAAATTCGATTGGGGTATTTATAACGGAATCGGAATTACATATGACTATAAAGATAAGTCCTTAAACGTACGTAGACAAATTCACTATATGCTGAACAGAAGTTTACTGATGTTTAAATATCACGGGTTACCTGATTCCCTCCCTGCTAAAGAATTAGAACGACTATTACAAACGAATGGATACGCTGGGGTTACTGAGGTAGAAGGTGACTTATACGCCTTTTACGGTGGGTTAGGAGGTGAACCGAACGTTTACGGAAAACCTACTACAATGACCATAGCCAACCCTGCTTTAAACTACAATGAAATGCTAGAAATTGGAGAAGAGGTTGTTTTAGCTAAGAATGACGATTTAATGATGGGCTTAGTTCCTATTTACTCAAAATATTCAACGCTTATGAATGAAAATGAGATAACTATGATTCTCAGCCTCATTAATAAACGAGCTAACAACATGATTAGTGTTACAGATGATAACACAGCAGAATCAGCTAGGCAGTACCTGAAGAACCTTGAAGCTGGAGACTTAGGCTACATATTCGAGAACAAACTCTTTGATTCCCTGAAAACCAATCCGACTGGAGAAGGTTCAGGAACCAATTTAAACGAGTTAGTAGAGTTTGAACAGTACGTTAAAGCTAGTATGTATAACGAGATAGGCTTAAATGCTAACTTCAACATGAAGCGTGAACGCCTTGTTTCAGACGAATTAGAAGCCAACTCAGAAACCTTGTACCCTCTAGTAGATAATATGCTAGACAATAGACGTCAAGCCGTAGAACAGATTAATGAAATGTTTGGTACAGAGATTCAAGTAGAATTTAACTCAAGCTGGGATATGAGACTAGGACAAGAAGAATATACAGAAGCTTCAGACGAGACCCGAGAAGAAGAGTTAAACCCTGAAACTGATTTAGGGTTAGAAGATATAACATCAGAAGAAAATGAAAGTCCTCAAGGTGAAGACGTAGAAAATGACTTAAACCTTAATGATGAAGGAATAACTGAAGATACTGAAGCATTGGAGTATTTACACACCTTAGAGCCTGAAGAATCTGAAGAGGACACTGAGACGGAATCAGAGGACGAACAAGAGGTTACTGACACTGAAAACGATGAAGAGACTGCTTATCCCTCAGAAGACAGTACAGAGCCTTTAAATGAGTCTGATGAAGACGTTGAAGAACCGACTGAAGAACCTCAAGGAGAGAATACAAATATTGATATAGATATCAACGTAGACTCTCAATCAGAAGCCACAGAAGAGCCTGAGAATGATTTAGAAGAAGAGAATGAAGAAACACCTGAAGAGGATACAGAAGAGCTCACAGAGTATTCTGAGGACGATTCAGAGGAAGAGGTTAACGTAGAGGTCAACGTAAACACTGAAGAGAATACTGAAGAACCTGAAGAGGAAGACGAGGACGAAGAGGGAGACGAACAACTTTCAGACTAAAAATGAAAGCACTTCCAATTTGTGTTATATTAGAGAGAGGAGGGTAAAGAAGAATGCACGTACATAATTTATATAAAGATGGAAAAGGCATTTTTCATTACATAGACCAACTAGAAGAACTACCCTTCAGGGAAATGTTAGATACAGAAACCGTAGACCTGCTTTTTATCAGCCTTCACGGTTCGAGAGAAGTATCAACAACCGTCCGAAATATAGTAGGTGATGAAGAAGTAACAGAGGATAATTTAAAGGCAGTAGCTAGTATGCTTCACGGACTTTATTTTAAAAAGTGGGTGAACTTATACAACATTTACGCCCGAGAGTTAGAACTTGAGACTTATAACCTAACAACCACTGAAACCATTGATGATGACGGGAAAACAAGTTCAGATACCAATGACTCAACAACAACAACCAGACAAACAGGCGTAGCTGGTTATAATAGTGAAGATTTTGCTAATGATGAAGAAGAATCACTAAAAGATGAGGCAACAGGTGAACGAACAGGAACAAGTCAAAATGAACGAACCAGAGAAACACAGGTTAAAGGTAATACTGATAACCTAATAGATGATAGAAATAAAGCAATAAATGCACTTAAATATAACCTACTTCAAGATACAATCTTTAAAGATGTGAATCAGTTTGTAGGTACACTAATTTATTAAAGGAGAATGAATCAATGAGAGTTGAACAAATACATGAAATTATGAACCAATCGACATCAGAAGTATTAGGTAGAGAAGGTATTGTAAAAGAAGACCTTTCTAATATCGTAGACGTGGGTAACGAGATTATTGGTTCAGATAATATTGATAACTATGTTAAAAAGCTAGTCAACCATATTGGAAAAGTGGTTTTTGATAACCGAACATATTCAGGAAACGTTCCAAGCGTATTAATGGATAGCTGGGAATTTGGATCAATCCTAGAGAAAATCAGCGCAGATATTCCACAAGCTGAAGAAAACGAAAGCTGGAATTTAAACGATGGTGAAGTATACGGACAAGATACTTTCTACCAACCTAAAGTAAACGCTAAATTCTTCAACTCTAAAGTAACTTTTGAAGTACCAATTTCATTTACTGAGCTTCAGGTTAAAGAATCGTTCTCTAACGCTGAACAGCTAAACGGTTTCTTATCTATGATTTTCAACGCAGTAGAGAAATCTCTAACTATCAAAACTGATAACTTAGTTATGAAAATGTTGAATAACATGACAGCTGAAACCCTAACAGATGACTTAGTAGACGGAGAAGGTACTTTACAGTTGAGCCAATCAGGAACAAAGGCTATTAACTTGTTGAGTCTATACAATGAGCAAGCTGAAGGAACAGTTACGAAAGATGTTGCACACCGTAACCCTGATTTTATCCGTTTTGCTTCATACGTGATTAACCTTTATAAAGACCGTATGACTAAGATTAGTACGTTGTTTAACGTTGGTAAGAAAGAACGCTTCACACCTGAACAAGATATTAACGTAGTTCTTCTTTCAGACTTTGCAAGCGCTTCAACAGCCTTCTTACAGTCTGATACTTACAATAGTGAGTTAGTAGCGTTACCGAACTATGAAACAGTGCCTTACTGGCAAGGTTCAGGGGAAACGTATGACTTTACAGAGGTTTCTAAAATCTCAGTCAAAACATCAAACGGTGACCATGTAACCACTGATGGAATTTTAGGAGTTATGTTTGATAAACAAGCCGTAGGTGTAGCTAACTTAGATAGACGAGTTACTTCCCACTACAATGCTAAGGCTGAGTTCTACAACAACTTCTACAAAGCAGACGCAGGTTATTTCAACGACTTAAACGAAAACTTCATTGTTTTCTTTGCTGCTTAATTAACTACATAAATCTAATCTAGTATTTAGGGTAGGGTTCTGATACTGAGGGATAAGGGTAGGTATCAACATTTAGTCAAAGTTACTCGTGCCGACATTCAAAAGTAACTTGTCCTTTTACATATCTATGTAAAAACAGATTCATAGAATGGCTTAAAATGTCATTCTAAACTCACTAAGAGGGTAGGGGTAGGAGGTTACCCTTACCTTCTTTTTTTATATTAAGGAGCGTACCAGATGGAAATAAAGTTGTATAATACAACCAATTCAAATAACACGATTAATAAAGAATTAACTGACGAATTAACGTATAATATTCAATTTACAGACACAGCCAATGTTATCAGCCCCGTTGTAAGATTAAAAGATGAACAGCTAGTTAAACGGAACTATGCTTACATACCTAACTTTAAACGGTATTATTTTATTCGAGATATAAGCAGTAAACCGAATCGAATAACGACTTTAGAGTTAGAAGTAGACGTATTGGAGAGCTTCAAAGAGGATATTTTAGAATCATACGGAACTGTAGGACGACACTTAGGAGCTAACAAGTATTATGATGGTGGAAGTTACCCGAGTGAAGAAAGAAAGACTCATACGATTTATAAGAGTGATGTTACACCAGAATTTGAAGAAACAGTCTTGATGACATTGATTGGAGGTTAAATATAAATGGCAAATTTATCTGAACTAAATCCTTTTCCAGAAAGAGACCCTTACGCAACCTCATTCCCTGTAAACAAAGTGTCTTCGCCAGCCATTGAAATTAGAAGCTCTACAAACGACGCAGGGCGAACTACATTAGACGATTCGGTTACGATTTGGGTAAGTGATAGGTTAAAAGATATTGATAACGTTACAATATACATGTTCAAGGCGGGTACAAGTGGTGGCTTTTTCTCACAACCTAGCGAAAGTATATTTCCCGACAATGGTATACCTTCAGAACAGTATAAGGGTGCAAAGTACTTCAGATTTAGAATAGGCGATTACTTCACTGAAGACGATATTCTAGAAGAATTGAGGGTAAGGGTAGACGTTGTCCCTCAAGGGCAGGCAAAAACGGGAATACCTATAGAATTTAATCTTGATGATGAGCTTACAACCTCGAATAATCATTGGGAATACGTAGAACTTGATACGCCTATAACAATCAAAGCTGAATCAGACCAGGCTATTAATGCAATGAGAATCACGCGTGCTACAGGAATACATTCAAGTTGGCAGGATAACATTGCTGACACTGATTATTTTGATGTTAAAATACCAGACGAAAGTGTTCATAATCAGACTGAATTTACTTTTACTATAGGAGACTATAGAGCTAGTTTTGGTAGAGATTTATGGTTCACAATAAACGCTACAAGCGTACCTGCTGAAGAAATACCACTCATCGAAGCAACTTACAGTGAATCATTGGTTAACTTAACTAGCGATAAGCTAGATGATATGGTTATTGAAGGGCAAGACAACCTTGTAACATTTAGCTCTACTGATGACCATCATTATATAAGTTCACTAGAGATTGATTTAGAATATACAAACATGGAAGTAAACACTGTTGAGGTAACACTAAGTGAACGTCAAAAACATATAACTGTAGACCTGAGCAGATACCTTGAAGATGATTTACTTGGTATTCACATGAAGGGTAGAGCTGATAAACTTAGAACATGGCTTACATACACAACTGAAGAAGAAGCAGAGGACAACCCAAGTTTCACTGCTACGGTAATCAATGCAACAGTACAAAATCAGTCTGATATGATTAATGATGATGATATAATCGTGATTACAGGTAACTCAGGTAGAGTCTTTAATGACCCTATTACATTACGAATAGATTACCCTGATGAGCTTATCAGAGGGGGGACAACAGCCCCCACACATGAAACATTCACAGCGTACCCTGATGACCCCGAAACAGCAGGTTATTTCAGTGAAGACAAGGGAACTGTACGTATACCTGTTGCTGACTTTTGGAAGGAAGAGTACTACGAATTCCCACCTGGGAGGGTAACAATCACACAAGCTGTAGCGTCCCAAAAGAAGCTTACCGACGGTTTTGTAACCAACTATGCTAACATATTCAAAATGAGTAGAGAGAGCTTAGACGAGTTCACAGAAGCCTTGTACAGCTTTGATTCGAATAGCTACCTAGATAGCGTTTATAATCGGGTACATTCAATCTACAGCATGCCTTTCAAGCTACCTGATGAGATGATTTCAGAGGAGCCTAAAGACATTATTACATATAATTCAGGTGGTACTAATGTTGAGAGTCCTGAAGCTCGTTACATACTTGATAATAAGTACATTGTCCCTTTAGGCACGATTAGCGTAGAGGGCGAGTATGGTAACGTATATGACTTTAAAGACACTCAGGCATACGTACACGCACCTTATGTAGAGCAACCTATACTAGTAGACCCTAGTTACGTAATCAATGAGCAAGTCACTCTAAACGTCGCAATAGACCTTTATAACGGTAATGCTACACTGAACATACATTCGAGCAAGATACAAGGAGAGCTAGTGCAAAGGAACAACATTCCTATTAAGCACGATATACCAATGGTAAGCAACTCTTACAACGTGATTGAGGGCGTAGTTGGTGGCTTTGTATACAACCAAGTAACCACACCTTTCATTGAGATTGTCCGTAATATACCTTATGAATCAGGTTCTATGTTCGGTAAAGAATCTAATGACTACTCACAACTCAAACACTTCACAGGCTATATTGAAGTGATGACAAGTCACGTCAACTCAACAGCCTCAGAAACTGAACAAGAAACCATTCAAACACTCTTAAGACAAGGTGTTTACATAAACGAATAGACAACAACTAGAGTAGGTTACTTCTTAGTAGCTTACTCTATTTCTTTCTTACTCTCTTTGCTTGAACCTAGAGACCTTGACTACAACCCTATTACAACCCTATCATTTCATACCACCTCTCAGACCTTCACATTCAACGTCTAAGCCATTCTATATCATTCTAAGGCGTTACTATTCGTTAACCCTTATCTCTTCACATATAGCCTCTCATTAGGTTAACTCAGGCTACACCACCACTACTACCCTCTCTAGTCTACCCTCTCTATTTCACTCTTCTCACTTGTTGACTTCTCACTTGTTGACTTCTCACTTGTTGACTTCTCACTTGTTGACTTCTCACTTGTTGACTTCTCACTTGTTGACTTCTCACTTGTTGACTTCTCACCTCTATATATCTCGGTTTCGTATCTTCACCCTATTTCTTGACAGGTGTTGACATCTGTGTTAGGGAAGGTCGGTCATTCACAGCTCTGCACTACCCTAGCCTCTCATTAGGTTAACTCAGGCTACACCACCACTACTACCCTCTCTAGTCTACCCTCTCTATTTCACTCTTCTCACTTGTTGACTTCTCACTTGTTGACTTCTCACCTCTATATATCTCGGTTTCGTATCTTCACCCTATTTCTTGACAGGTGTTGACATCTGTGTTAGGGAAGGTCGGTCATTCACAGCTCTGC